GTGGACGTTAGCATGTATATGGTTACTTGCGCCAACTTCAGCTGGTCGGTTATCAACGGTCGTTTGTAGGACTCTAGCACCCATACTGCCAGCCGATGTGTAGGAGGCACTGAGAGCATCCCAGACAGCAGATGCTGTCTGCGCTGCCGTCAAGCCACCAGATGAAAGCGTGACCGTCAGCACCGCGCCGTTCGTGCCAGCAGCACCTCTAACGACAATCGTGACATCAGATGCTCCAGCCGCAAAAGCGGCGTTAGGAACATCAAGCCGATACACACCCGGCACGAGGGATGAGCTAATCTCAGCAAAGCCACCAGATGACCACGCGCCTGTAGGTGTCTGCGTTACCAGCGTTATAGCCACCGGAGCCGATTGATTGCGGACGTAGTAAGCCGCTAGACCGGAGGTAGAAAAGGTCAAGCCTGTAGCACCGAGGTAGAGTTCAATGCTTTGTGAGGTGCTTCCGGGAGCGATTGTGATGGTAGATGCGTTGCGCTCGGTTGGGACGTAGAACCCTGCCCCTGCGATAGTTTGTCTTGCAAATGCTCCAATATCAGTACCACTTACCCAAGCATTTCCATATATGTCAGTCGCAGGTGCGCCTGTAGACGTACCTGTTCCAGTTAATGGGCTTGATTCTGTTGGTGCAAGAATAGGAAGTGAAATGCCTGCGGTTATTAAACTACTTGACCAATCTATTCCTGTTGTTCCAGATTTACTATTTGTAGATAGTGCGCCAGCGTTCTTACCTATAGTTGTACTGAATCTATTAAAATCCTCTGTATAGTAAGTTGCCAAACCGATAATTCCATAACTCCCAGAACCTCCAGTGCCTATAAAGTTACAGTTTTTAATATCGGTTAAATTTGTCGTATTGGTTGTAAACAATCCAATTCCTTGGTCGCACATAAATGTTGAATTGTATACAGTCAAACCATTGCCACCAGTGGAAGTAAATTGAGACACACTGGAGTCAGTAAAAATAGTTCGTTGCCCAAAGAAAAGGCAGTTAGATATTGAAACAGCAAAATTAAACGATGCTCCACCACTGGGTCCGCAAATATTTAATGCATACGACCCAATAAAAATAGAATTTGAAATTGTTCCATTAATAGGTGTTGTCCCATTGGCTACAATTTTTACTGTTGTCTCATTAAGCCATCGAGTTGATTCAAATGTACATTTGTCAATTGTAATATATTGAGCATTTGTAAAGTTGGCAGAACCGTACATAGCAAAATACACATTGCGAATTGTGACGTATGTTTTTGCACAGGCAAATACTATGCCAGAAGTAGGATATGTATTATCGTTTATAAAGTTTGTAATCCGTACAGGTCCTGCTGAGATTCCGCTAAACAATGATGCCGTAGTATCACCTTGAATCACAAGAGTTTGTGTGCTTGATGGTGTAACAGTCACAGTAGGAGTTTCTCGGTACACTCCCGGAGCAATGTACAAATAGTTTGTACCAGTAGTTAAAACCATATTAGCAAGCGCATACGTTACTGTTTGCCACGCCTGCCCAGACGTTGAACCAGTCCCCACATTAGAGTTATTGCCGTCAGTTCTAACGTAATAAGTTGCCATTACTCCGCCGTTCCATTCACGATTTGCTGTGCCATAATCGCCGCAAACTGTTGCACAATTCCATATTGAAATTGTTCATCTTGTGTTACCCACCAGATATTGACGCTGGTTCCATCTTGACCAAACGTACCTAGAATGTTGCCATAGTCATCTATCATGTCACCAAACACACGCCAGTCAGTAGACGGTGCTGGTTCCTTCTCTATCCTAAAATTCTGGAAGTTCATTTACCCACCTTCAAAGCGTTCATGTCTGTCCCCTTGAAAGGCATCGTGAGGAAAGCCAGCACACTAGACACCGCAGCGGAGACGCCAGCCGCTACCGCCTTGCTCCCGTAGAGTGCCAGCACTGCGCCCAGCTCGGCGATGTCCTGCGCTTGTGCAGTACGGATGCCATCACCGAACACGCTGGTGAAGGAAGCCACGAAAGCCACGATCACAACCACTACTAGTCTCTTGATGCTGATACTACCCATGTCGCGCCTCCAGTGCTGCTACTCGCTCGCTTAGTCTTGCTATCGCCTTTTTTATCACTACCAGATCCGCTTCCGTCTGCTTGGCATCATGTACCAAAATGCGGATGTCGGACTTGATATCCCACAGCATCTTATACAAACCACTGATGCTAGCAATCAGAGGGATACCTATAACCGCTCCTAGTTGCATCCACTCTGCCATCACGCTGTACGCTCCACTAGTCCAACGTGTTGCACAATCAGGTCTGTCTGCCCAAAGTCTGTGCCGACAACGTCGTAGTATTTTGATTCATCGCCAACCACATAGATGCGGTCGTTGGGCATTACATCAGCACTAACCGCAAGGGTAATGCTCCATGTGGCTGATGGCTGGATGCCACCGCCTACAACGCTTTCGGTGTCTGATTGGTTGGATAGCCTGCCCTTGTACTCGGCAACCTTGCGCCATGTCTCAGTAACACCGCCCCTGCCATCTTCTGTGAGGGTGAAGCGGTGAACCTCTACAGGCGTATGGCAGATGTTACGCACCATGCCAGCACTCAGGGTTGCGCGTAGTAAAGGGCTCATGCGAACACCACCGGGCGGTATCGCTCTGCCATGCTTAGGCAGTGTGCTTTGAGTTGTGAGAGCTTCACATCGCTTGTGCCTTCTTTGGCATCGATTTCAGAAGCACATCTGGATGCTTTGATAAGCCAACCTTGTCGGGTGGCTGTCCTGACATCGTAACGCTCTACGTTGATCGGGCCTTGGTCAACCCAAGTCAACCGTGGATCCGATGCGCCATCCTCAATGGAGAAGCCCTTGAACTGATACTCCGGGTAGGCAGGGTAATCAGGCTCAGTGGTTGCGCTCGTCCCTGCAACCCTGCATTCGTACACTCGGCCATTCGGGACAACAGGTACAACACGATCGCCAACAGAATACGCTGTAGATGCCGTCCAAGTGCTGAACCGTGAGAGGCCATCAAGGATGCTCCCTATCTCGGTTGTGGACATCTGCGGGTAGGACTGGGCATCCAAAAACAGGGATACCTGTGCTATCGCTTCGGCTCGTGTCATCATGCTCTCAGTATCCCACATGACAAAAAACCCCCGGCACGTCTGCCGAGGGTCTTGACTGCGTGGCTACGCTTCGTACTAGGAGGCGGTGCTTGTTGCAAGGACGATGAGCGAACCCGGTACACGGCTGGAAGCAGTCGCGTTCACGTTTCCGACATCATGCGCGTTGAATGCAAAACGCTCTGTGGCCTTGTAGGTAAGAGCGTCTTCAACGAACTTGACTTGGTCGCTGACTTCAACAGTCATTGCACGACGGTCACCGAAAGCAACACCCTTTGTCAGGTCGCCAAGGATTGCAACAGGGGTTGTTGCAGCTGGTGTCTTAGGCATATTCTGAACCCACTCGATCGGGTAACCGAACAGGGTAGGTGCAGTGGTGTATGCGTTCTGGATGTCAAGGATTGCGTTTCCGCCGAGTGCAATCAATTTGTCGGCCACACCGTTAAAGAACAGGTCTTTGTGCATGTACCACTTGGCATTGTCTGCATACGTTGGGAGCTTTGCGACCATCGCTTGGAAGTTAGCCAATGTGAAGTTAGCAAACGATGCACCGGAGAGTGCAGCACCAACTACAACACCAGCAATGTTAGCCTTGGTAGCGTTCAAGCCGTAGACAGCCTGAAGGATACCAGTGATGGATCCATACGTGGATGTACCGTCACCATTGAAACAAGCGTTGTCCTCTTCCTTAGCAATGGCATAAGCCATGTCACGGGCAAGAGCAGCACCGAGGTCGATTACCGTATCTTCGCCAAGTTCCTTGGATGCAATCGTAAGGACTGCAAGTTTCTTGGCTGCGAGCGATACTTGACCAAAGGTGATGTCAGATGCCGTGATTGCTGTTGCTTCAGATGCATAGTAGACGGTTGTCGATGCAGTTGCGGAAGGAACAAGCAAGGTATCCGAGGACATCGGATAGATACGGGAGTTGCGACGAGCAACACCGTACATTTCACGGAGCCAGATAAGGTCCGAGGAAACGATGTTAGGAACCGTATAACCACCAGCACTGTCTGTGCCTTCGGTCTGTGACTTCAAGTGTCCGTTGTCAGACAACCATTTTGTAGCAGACTTGACACCAGCCAAGTGGCGTGCGAACTGACCAAAGGTGTAAGCCTTCAGGTTCTTCTCGTCTTGGCTTCCGTTGAATGGATTCTTCTGCACGTTGATTGCAGACTTCCATGGCTGTGCGTCAACAGCAGGTGCAACGACAGGAGCGGAAGCACCGAGGCTCTTGATTGTCTCGATGCGCTCGTCAATGTTCTTTGCTTCGGCCATGATGCTCTTGACTTGTGCGAGGTCACCCTCACCGGAAGCCAGCTCACGGGCTGTAGCAAGCAGGCTTTCCCGCTTTGCATTCAATTGTTCGATATTCATAGTTGAGAAAGAATCTCCAGACGTGCCAGCAGTTTCTGGCGCTCGTCATTGTCAGTGGCTTTCGCCTCTACTACGAGATCCGGTTGCACTTCTGGCTGGTCTGCGTCCCGCAGTGAATCCCAGACAACAGGGGCAAGGCGCTTTGCGCTTGACCGGCTAAGACCGACTGCATCCCGCAGTCGACGCTCGACAGACCGCAGTGATGCAGGCTGTACGCTCTTGGTGCCGTGCATGGCATATAAGCCCTTTGCACGTCTAGCAAACTCATCAATGATGGCATCTGCCATGCTCTGATCTGATACGGCTTCAATGGCTCCGCAAAGCGCATCATAGTAGGCTTCCAGCCCTTCGTGGATAAGGTCACCTTCAGCATCATCGTATACCGAAACGGCGTATTCTTCCGGGGACTGCTCAGGCATTGGAGCCATTACAATTTCTTCTTCTTCCATAGGCTCCATACCGTAGTACTCCTTTAGGCTTTTGACGCTGTTACGATACTCGGCTGGTGTTGGGGTAATGCTTGCCTCAGCGATTGGCCAGCGTGTGATTTCAGAAGCACCACCCATACTCTTTCGCTCTACCAGATGACCGGCTGCGCCAGACGAAAAGCCCATCTTGCCTTGCTTGCACAGCTTCGCGATCATGCTCCCGTACTCATCAGCCATGTCTAACTGAGCTTCATACCAAAGCCCGGTATCGTCCATCTTGATGTAGCCAGTACCGATAGACTTCTTGCCTACAAATTTATCCATGCCGTGGTGATAATACACATTCAACGGGACACGCTTGCCTTCGGAAATCGGGAAACCGTAGTCGGTTTGTGGCGTGAAGTAATCGCCCTCAAGGTCGGCGGTCTTGGTATCGCCAAAGCGCACGAGGTAGCCTTTGACATAGCCAAGCCTGTCGCTTTTTATACCGTCTACAGTAGATGTCAACACGTCCATGGCTTCAGTATCCCACAGTCCCTATACAAGGCTTCTCAGAGGCAATACACGGGTTGTAGGTCCCCAATCCATATTGGGTTCTACCTGCACGAAATCAGCAAGTGGTTTGCCATCTAGATACATCTGATATCTAGCAGGCCCCATTATGGCTAACTTGTCAGCATCAGACAAACCAGCAAGGATACGATCAGGTGTGGCTACCGCTGGGCGCGTGTCAGGTATAGACGAATCACCAGTTATCTCTGCCCATGACAAGGTGACCGGAATCATCACACACCGGCAGTTCGGGTGGCTTGGCATGATTTCATCTGTCTTGTGTAGAGTGCCAGACAAAGCCAGACAGGCAAGACATACTCGGCTATCTTGGGTGGCTTGCCGTCGGTATCCCTGCACTGCAATGTTCTCGGTATAGAGTCTCCGTTGCGCTTCACGGGCAGAACGTATCATTTCAGTGCGGGCAATAGTCTCTGCTCGGCTTCTACCGATATCAGCTGCCTTGCGTACACGCCGTGCTACCGTTCGTGGACCTTCACCCAGCGAGATACCCTGCACAAGCGCCATTTGCATGGCATCGGTTGTTACCTGCGGGATTGTTGCAAATAACTCACCCAGAGGGCTTCCATCACCCGAAAAACCGACAAAGGCTTGGAGGGATTCGTCTGGCAGTGCTGTCCATGAACTGCCGAGTGTAACTCCTGCCGGTTTACGACCTGCCGCCGTTTCAACCATGCTGACGCTTGCCTCATTCGCAAGGATGGCGCTTTCGAGTTGTCCATCGGCGGTTATCTGTGCCCCCTCGATGCTAAACTTTT